TGCCAAGGATGAACGACCCAGCAGCGTATTTGTTGGGATGTCCTGGAACTTGATGTAGGTGACTGCATCGTCAGCGAGTTCTGTTGTGTCAACAACACCCGCTGAAATTGCCGTGGCAAACGTACCGGTTCCCGTACCAGTGACATCACCTGTCAGTGTGATTGTTTGGTCACCAGTGTTAGTGCCAGAACTGGTACCGCTAAATGTGCCGTCTTGTGTGGCAAGCGTGCCAAGGCCAAGGGTTGTGCGTTGGGCGGCGGCATTTACGTCATCGAGCAGTGCTCGGCCTGCTGACGTACAGGTAATCTCTTCAACATCACCTGTTCCTGCCGTGGAGCGGCCCAGCAAAACATCGGTGTTGATGTTTTGGATTTTGGCAAAGCTGACCGCGTCCGCCGCAATCTTTGCTGTCGTTACACCGAGATCAGCAAGCTCAGTAGTGCCGATCTCACCAGCCCCAACGGGCAAGCCAGAAATCTTTGCGGCGGGGATGGTTGCGTCATCAACCAGATCAAAACCGCCTTCCAGTAACGCCTTTACTGTAATCTTTTTGGTCTCAGCTGCTGACAGGTCAGCAACAGCCACTGGATCAGTGCCCTGCAGCGATGCTGCGGTTAGGGCAGGCAAATTTGAGATTTCAAGATCTGGCAAGGCTTTGCCTCCTTAAGGCCGCAGAGCGTATAGACGTATTCTAATCTTCTTGCAGCAGACGACTTCCGTCCTCCTGTAGCAGGTAATCGCCGTCTTCTTGCAGCAAGTAAGCCGGTGGTCTGCCCTGCTTCAACACCACTTGCTCAGAAGTGACGAAATCGATCCGTGTCTCAATCGCACCTTCGTTTGATACAGAAACGGCGACATTGGTGACGATGCACTTAGCTTCGTACCAGACGCTTTCGGGCTGCCCTACGCTTCCGGCGAAAATAAAAAATCGCCCGTTAAAGTCTGCACCCTGCTGTACTCGGACGACTAGTCGCGCCAAGTATGACGGAAACTCAGCTTGGCTAGACCCGTATCCGGTTCCAATGATTGATGGATCGCTTTCCCAAAAGCAATTGAGGGTGCCTTGACCAGAGATTAATCCTTGCTCATACTGATTCCTAAACTCATTGCCCAGGGATGTAAGGTCTACCGTGTCGCGGCTAGTGGTTAGTTCAAAATCCCTGATCTTCGCCATGAAGCGATAACGGTCATTCTTAGTTTGTAGTGTGATATTTTGCGCTGCGCTCGGTGCAACCAGCTCCACGGCATCGCCCTGCTGTCCAGACAATGAAGCCTGGAATTGGTTGTAAAGCCTGATTCCGCCTGCGTCATCAATGTGGATGTACCAGGCACCATCGGGATAGGTGTGGCCTGAAACCAGCTGGAGCGTGGATCCGTCAACAGTGGCGATTTCTACTTTGTCGCCAGTGACGAGAGCCGCCACGTTGAAATCCACCGCAAAGCGGCGTCGAGATACGTTGACATCACTGGGATCCAGTGTTGTCTCCATTGGGGTGTCCGTTGAGTCGCGGTCCAGCTCAACGGAACCCGTGTATCCGAGGTAAACCGACATCAGAGAGTTTCAGCTTTAGCGTACCCGCTAACTTCAAATGTCACGTCAACAGAAAAGACCTCGCCAACGGCCATGCTCATGCTGACTCCGGTAATCCACGCATAAACCTCGATGTACTTGGTGGAGTTGACGTGCAACTTAAAGAGGACCGTGGTTGATTGAGTGGTAGCGCCATCTTCGGCACCGGTCGCACCAGACTTAATGATGTTGTTAATGAAGTCGCTGGCATCGCCATTGGAGTGGTAAAACACTCGACAACTACCGCTCATGCTGCGGACGCCGTTAATCAGCGTTCTGTCAGTGTCTTCAAGGCTGGTGGTCTCCAGCACTGCTTGCGACGCATTCAGCGACCAGTTCTGGACTTTGCCAATCTTGGACCCATCCAAATAAAGCTGACCGTCAAGACCGCTGTAAAACGCCATGATGCGTCACTGTACGTTAATCACATTCTAAACGCCATCTAGGTAGCCGGTAAACGTACACGTCACCGTGCTGATGCCAGGGTAAACGCTCTCCACTTGAGGTGGTTCGGCGTAGCGCCACTTCAACCCTGATCCAGACTCGCTGATCTGGGTTGAAAGCGTAGAACCTAAGCCGGCCAGTCCGTCGTTGCCGCTGAAGGTCACATTAGAGAACGTCGCCATCCGCTCTTCATAATGATTTACGATTTCAGCTGCATCGGTATCGTTGATGTTTGCAAACGTCAGCGTTAGCTGCGCGTTAAACGCCTTTTGGCCATACCGAATTGCAGTGGTCGCCCCATTTAGAGCTTCAAACTGGATCTGCGGAAACTTTCCAGGCCGGTAGCTACGGCTTGTCGGTTTTAACCCTGAAGGGAATGACGCAGCCACAGTCGCACCAGTGCTTGTTTTAGTTTACGCGGTTTCAACCACAAATCCCCTGTCATCCATAATTGCCAGCGCTCCAGTGCTGGTAAGAGGAACGTGGCTTCCCGTGACCTCTACCAATCCGTCTTCGGCATAACTCAGGGATTCGAGCTTGTAGACTCGGTCTTCGGTGGTGGAATTTCTCAACGTAAAAATTGTTCCACGCAAATTGCTGGCAATGCCGTTTGATATTTGCAGACTTCCTGAGCTGACAACAGTTGAACCTGGCGTCCAGTAATACACCGAGTAACTGCCATTCGACAAAAGCGTGGTGCTGGTCACAACGCCGTCAGCGCTCACCGCTCCATTGTTGAAGCGGCTGGTGTGCGTTACTTCGCTGACTAAGCGGAAATACTCGCCAGGTTCCAGGCCCATCGCCATCTCTGGGGTGGTCTGGAATGTCACACTATGTGTCACCAGAGTTCGAGTGCGGATTGCAACTTGAGCAAAAGTGACCGGATGCGTCGGATACTGCCCAGGCGGCACAGTACAGAACTGAGTCATGTCGAATGTTTCCTCTGGGTCGCTGCTACGATCTCCCGCCTCTTCTAAATATATAGCTGGGCTGCCGCCTGAAGCTCTTACCGTTACAACACGGGTTTCAGGAAAACCGTTTTCTGAATCTTCTCGGTACAAGCAAACAGCTTTGAACGGTTTGCGCTCTTCAGGGTCAAGGAATACAACCTTTAGGTCACGAATGTTGCCGTCTGTGAATAGCGCAGAGATTGTGGGCTTCGCGCTACGGAGGATCGCACCACTGCTATTAGTAATCGGTGTCGGGCGCAGCGAAAATTTGCCGCCAATGATGGTGAAATCCAGCAGGCAATATGCGGCGTTCTCAAAGATCCACTCACGAAGGTTCACCCTATCGGTAAGTACGCCGTTCCAAGTAAAGCCATTGGTTCGGCAGTATTCTGCGGCGTTAGCCATCTCTGCGGCGTTGACTTGGTCCGCCCCGATAAGCTTGCCCGCGCCAAACGTATCGTTGGTTAGCAGTGCATAGACAATCTCAGGCAATAAATTTGTAGGCCCTGTGGTGCCATTTGGTTTTGTTATGCTGACGCCGTACTTAAAGAAAGCCGAAAGTTCCGACAGTGATGACCATTCTTTGTCGGACCAAAGATTTAGCCCCGCAATTGCAAGATTGTCGTAAGTCGGCCCCTCAGCCGAATATACAGGGAAAAGCCCAACACTTTGCCCATCGTTGTAAATAACCTCGTTAACATAGACGACTTCGTGTTCCGGACCAGAGGAATGGCTAGTGTTTTCACTGCTGTACTTAATATAGTCTGCCAGTGCATCGTAAGGGTTTAAGCTTCGCCCTGTGTCTGATAAATTCTCGCCAATGATCCATTCTTTGTTGAAAAACGTTGCGTCAGTGTTGGCAACTTCAACGGCTGAAAAATAAAGCTTAAACTGACCATTGCCCGGAGCGCCAGGGACACTGACGGCTATACCTTCAATCTGCGACTTGGGGCGCAGCTGCCAAATCTTGTTGCTGCTATTAAGCCAGAACTTGTAGACGCCATTTCCAGGAATGGGCACAAGCCTAAACTCATACTGACCAAGTGGGTGCTCAATGAAGAGGTAGTTGTATTGATCTTGGGGTGTGTTGCCCTTGATGCAAAATATGGCATTCGTGCCAGTCAAAGAGGTCCAGGTTGATGCGCCCCTCACTCGCGCCTGAAGGCCAAAGAATGAATACCGATTGATGTATTTGTTAATTCGACCAAGCGTGATATTTCCGCCCTCTTCCTCAAAGTCAGTAATTGTGCTGTCTGATGGTTGAGTGTTTACATTGGCAAAATTAATCTGCTTCCATACATTGCTGCGAAGCCCAATTTCGGTTACGTTGCACGGACGGCTGTTGGAAATTGAGGCAACTGCAACACGTTGAATAGTCAGGTTTTCATATGAATCGTCTGTACCAAGAATGCTTGCCAGGTCTAGGTTGTTACTGCTTGAAGCTTCAGATACGGCAAACGTGTAGGTCTTGGAGGTGTCGTTATCGTAAGGTTTTTCAGTAGAAATTGCGGTACAGGTTGTAAGGGTTTGACCAACTAGGTAAGAGCTACCGATTCCGATGTTTGAGTCAATTTCTACTCGCCTAGTTTCTTGTTCTTGATTAATATCTACCCTCCCCCAGTCGCCAAAATTGCTGCCGTCGTATAAGTCTGTTGTGATTTGGTAGGTAATAGTTGTGCCCTTGCTTTGTATGTTTCCATTGATTGCAGTTATGCCAGCCCCGATTGGGTAGTATCCCTGTTGCTTGGTGCGCTTTTGTCTTGCCCTGTTTTTTACATCTCTACCTTGCCCGTCTGGGATTAAAATAAGTTCATATGGAATTTGGAACGCCATTCCGTTAGGCATTGGAGCGTACGCACCAAACTGGGTTTGACTTGACGGTGTGCGGGTTCCGCAAAAGTCAGGCATTGCACCGACATTTGGACGGAATATCTCAAACCCGTCCCCGCCAATCCGCGTATCAGTCCCAGCCGTGTTTGGGTATTGCCCCATCCCTGTCGGGGAGTTGTTGACGGCTTTGCGTGGCCTGCCTCCGTCTGTGCCAAATATCAGCCGAAGTTTGTTCGACGGGTAGGAAGTGATCAAAGAGTCGCCAATGGCAAAACCCTCAAACTCAGGTCGGGCAGCAATCGCACCACTGGAAAACAGGTAGATGCCCTCAAACTGCTGGGTTGTGCCCCAGCTGGTCATTCGTGACCACAGCAAACGCGACGAAACACGCACGCCGCCTTGGTTAAGGCTGTAGTCCGCAAAAACGAGCGGAATTACTTCCCCTAAACTCGCAACTGATTGGACGGTGTTAAATCCCGCTTGGGTGGCAAACCGTTTCGGCCCAGTCGCATCGGCTGTTTGTAACTGCGGCGGGGCTTTTTGCTGGCCAGGGGATTTAGGCTTTGGTGCCAACAGCACACCGACAGCCGTTAGCGCAACACCAATGGCTAAATTAATCAAAATTGGGGTGACGACGGCATCGCAACGAATGTCTGGAATTAGTTCATACCCTTCTTTGCGCTCGCCGTTATGCGCTTGCGCTAAATCTACGAACACCCAATAGTCTGCCTCGGTAATACCGAGGACTTGGCACATCTCTACTTCCGCGGGCAATAAAGCCCGTGGACCTGCAGGGCGTCGAATCGGCTCCATTTCACCACCGACTCTGCGTAATGAATCCATCCGTCTAGATACCAAGTGG